AAACTTTGTGCAAGAGGAAAAGCAGCAGCGAAAAGAAAGTTTAAGGTTTATCCTTCAGCTTACGCGAATATGTATGCTAGTGCCGTTTGCTCAGGAAAAGTTACACCAGGTGGAAAGAAAAGAACTAAAAAAGCAAAAGGTGGAATAGCAAAAGGTTGTGGTAAAGTAACGAGAAGAAAAACTACAAAAAAATATTAATATGGCTCAAGGCGGTCTGAGAAAATGGGTAGCGGAAAAATGGGTGGACATTGGTGCTCCGAAGAAGAACGGAAAGTATCAACCTTGCGGAAGATCAAAGGGCAGCAAAAGGAAATATCCAAAGTGTGTCCCTCTTGCAAAGGCAACAAGGATGAGTGCTGGACAAAAGGCTTCTGCAGTCAAACGAAAACGTGCCGCGTCGAACACTGGCCCTAAACCCACTAATGTAAAAACATTTGCGAGGAAAAATGGCAAGAACAAGAGATAAACAACCACCTAAAACTAAAAAATATTTTAGATCAACAAAGTCCGGTGCTGGAATGACCAAAGCCGGAGTTGCAAGATACAGACGTGAAAACCCTGGATCTAAATTAAAAACAGCGGTCACTGGAAAGGTCAAGCCAGGATCAAAAGCTGCTAATAGACGAAAATCATACTGCGCAAGAAGTGCAGGACAAATGAAACAATTTCCTAAAGCTGCTAAAGATCCAAATTCTAGACTTAGACAGGCTCGCAGAAGATGGAAATGCTAAATGGATGCTTTAAACGTTATTTATAAACTTCAAAAAGGATTAAAAGACAGACTTCAAAGTATTGGAGACGCTATGATTAGTGGAGGTGTTGACAATATGGAGAAATATAAGTATCTACTAGGACAAGCACACGCAGTGCAAATAACATTACAGGAAATCTCTAACCTGCTACAAGATAAGGAGCAAACAGATGAGCAACCAGACTACTCAAACGTCATCGGAGTCGACTTCAGCGGAAGTCCCGAAGACTAGACTTGCATTAGAAGAAAAATATCAATCAGAAGAAAAACCAAAAGAACCTGAAAAGAAAAACATTGATGAAACCAATGTGGATTCTATTTCAGATCAACTCCCTGAGCCTTCAGGATATAGATTATTAGTTTTACCTTTTACACCCAAAGATAAAACTAAAGGCGGAATTTTAATTGCACAAGAAACTTTAGATAAACTGAGAATCGCAGTGAACTGTGGTTATGTTATTAAAGTTGGACCTCTAGCATACGCAGACAAAGAAAAGTTTGCAACTGGTCCGTGGTGCAAAAAAGGAGATTGGGTGATCTTTGCCAGATACGCTGGATCACGTTTACCCATAGAAGGTGGAGAAGTGCGAATCTTAAATGATGATGAAGTATTGGGGACCATTAAAGATCCCGAGGCTGTACTACATCACATTTAGCAACAACATAGGAGAGCACTATGCCCGAAGAAAACAAACAACCAATGATTGATGTTGGCGAAGAAGAAGGCGCCGAAATCAATTTCGACGAAAACAACGAGCAGATAAAAGAACCCGTTGCAGAAGAGAAATTGGAAGTTGAACAGGTTGAAGAAAAACCTGTTGAAGCTAAAGAAGAAAAAAAGGATGAGAAAGAAGACGAGTTAGAAAAATATAGTGAAGGCGTTCAAAAACGTATTTCTAAACTGACTCGTAAAATGAGAGAAGCAGAAAGGCAAAGAGAAGAAGCCATTGCGTACGCTCAATTAGAAAAAAGAAAAAGAGAGGAATATGAAAACAGATATTCTAAACTCGATAAATCTTATGTTTCTGAATTTGAAACTAGAGTTAAAACAAATTTAGAGGCAGCTAGAGCAGCACTTAGAAATGCAATTGAATCAGGAGATGTTGACTCACAAGTCAAAGCTCAAGAACAATTAGCTGTTTTAAATGCAGATGCGACACGATTGGCTAATTTAAAAGCACAAAACGAAGTTACCGATCAAGAGAAAAAGGTAAATATTACTCCTCAGCAATATGAGACAGTTAATAACTATCAAGGTTATGATTTACCTAAAGATGTTCCAACAGATGCGAAAGCAGAAGTTTGGGCAGCTAAAAATGCTTGGTTTGGCAACGATTCTGCAATGACCTATACTGCATTTGATCTACATAAAAAACTTGTAGAGGATGAAGGTTATGACCCACAATCTGACGAATATTATTCGGAAATAGACAAGAGAATAAGACTTGAATTTCCGCATAAATTTGCTAGAGTTGAGGACAACGCTACAGAAAGAGCAAAACCTGCTCAAACCGTAGCATCAGCTAAACGTCCGAGCGCAACAGGACGCAGAAAAACTGTGAAACTCACACCGTCACAAGTAGCAATCGCTAAAAGATTAGGTGTGCCACTCGAAGAGTACGCAAAACAATTAACCACGAAGGAGGCATAAGCGTATGGAAAAAGATAATAACATAAAAGCTTCTCGTGCGAGTCAGTCAAGAGTGAAGTCAGTTAGACCTCAAACTTGGACTCCCCCGTCATCACTAGATGCACCACCTGCGCCTGATGGATTCAGACACAGATGGATTAGAGCAGAGACAATGGGCTTCGATGATACGAAGAATATGTCAGCTCAGTTGAGATCAGGATGGGAACTCGTAAGAGCAGACCAATATCCTGAACAAGACTTTCCAACTGTTAATGAAGGAAAATACGCAGGAGTCATAGGGGTCGGCGGCCTATTGCTGGCTAGGATACCTGAAGAGATCGCAAAATCACGTGAAGCTTATTTTGCAAAGCAAACTAAGGATCGCGATGAAGCAGTTAACAACGATCTAATGAAGGAACAGCACCCAAGTATGCCTATCAATAATGATAGACAAACTCGTGTAACCTTCGGTGGTACGAAGAAAGACTAATTTTTAGTGATTTCTAAGACTACCGATCAACTTAAAACTTAGGAGAAAAAACTATGGCAAATAAAGACGCTGCTTTTGGTTTGAAACCTGTTGGCAAAGTTGGTCAAAATGCAGACAACCAAGGTATGTCAGAATATTTAATCGCAGATGCTTATGCGACTTCTATATTCCAAGGTGACCTTGTAACTGCTGTAAATGGCGGTACAGTTGAAGTCATTGACGATGCTACAACAACTAACATCGTTGGTGTATTCTGGGGAGCTTTCATTACGAAAGATCCATCAACTGGAAAACCAAAATTTACGAACTTTTACAGTTCGACTGACGTAGCTACTGGTGAAGAAATCAGAGCTTTCGTATATGACGATCCTTTCGCAAGGTTCGAAATACAATCAGACAACACTGGTGCTTCTGAACAAGGTGATGTGTTTGCAAATGCAAACATTACTTACCTAGCAGGTAGTACAATCAACGGTGTTTCAAAAACTGAACTTGCTGACGCAACAATTGGGTTGTCGACAGCTGCACAATTGAGAATTATGGGTGTTTCAAAAGACATTGAAAACTCAGACATCTCTTCAGCAAATGTTAACTTTGTAGTTGGCGTTGCTGGACACTTGTACAACGGTTCAGGTCAGGTCAACAGTTAATAAGGAGACATAAAATATGGCTATATCAAGACAACAGCTAGTTAAAGAACTAGAGCCAGGTTTAAATGCTCTATTTGGCCTGGAATATAAACGATATGAGAACGAGCACGCAGAAATTTTCGATACAGAAAATTCAGACAGAGCTTTTGAAGAAGAAGTGATGTTATCTGGTTTCGCGAATGCTGCGGTAAAACCGGAAGGTTCTGGAGTGTCTTATGACAATGCTCAAGAAACTTACACAGCTCGTTATACTCACGAAACAATCGCTTTAGCGTTTGCGATCACTGAAGAAGCGATCGAAGACAACTTGTATGATAGATTAGCAAGCAGATACACAAAAGCTCTTGCAAGATCTATGGCAAATACAAAACAAGTTAAAGCGGCTAACGTGTTAAACAACGCGTTCAACACCAACTTTGCAGGTGGTGATGGAGTAGAATTATGTTCTGCTGTTCACCCAACAATTGCAGGTACTTACTCAAACGAGTTAGCAACTTCAGCTGACTTGAACGAGACATCTTTAGAGCAGTCGTTAATCGACATCGCTGCTTTCACAGATGAAAGAGGCCTAAAAGTTGCTGCAAGAGGAATGAAATTAATCATCCCAAGTGAATTACAATTTACTGCGGAAAGATTAATGAAATCTTCTGGTAGAGTTGGAACAGCAGATAATGATATTAACGCAATCGCGTCTATGGGAATGATTCCACAGGGTTATACTGTGAACCATTACTTAACTGACACAGCTGCGTTCTTCATCAAAACTGATGTGCCGAACGGCTTGAAAATGTTCGTGAGATCACCTATCAAAACTTCAATGGAAGGTGACTTCGATACTGGTAACGTTAGATACAAAGCTAGAGAGAGATATTCATTTGGATTCTCTGATGCTAGAGGTATCTTTGGTTCGCCAGGAGCGTAATCAACGAATTAGATGGGCGGGCTTGACCCGCCCATCAATTTAAGGTAGAGGAGAGAGTGTGAGAACTTATCTAATTAAAATATATACCAAGCATTTACAGACAAAATTCTATGTTGATTCAGATAATGAAATCAATGATGTTAAAGAACTTAATAAACCCATCATTGACAATCTGGGAAAAAGTGATATAGAATGGGAGCCGAATCCACTGAAATTTACAGGTGGATTCTATATAACCTACGAGGAGGTTGAACGTGGCACAAAGCACAATGTTACTCTTCGCCAGGAAAATACAACTGGAGTCTAAGTGGAACGAGTTGTATCTTTCCAATGAAGGCAAGATAACGCTTGAAATGCTTCAGCTAGGGGATGAGATCAAAAAGGTCATTAGATCCATTCTTAAAGCGCAAGAGGAAGATGCATATAATTATGCAAATTCTACTGATTACGAAGTCCATCAGTTTGCAGGCTAGTTAGAAGCTTATATTTTGACAAAAAGTGTGTTTAGACTACGGGAGACCTTGCACTTCTCAATAAACTTCTATATAATTTATTCACTATACATATTAAATTGGTACAGACGAGTATAGTCGACGGCCTAAAGACTGTATCAAATAAATAGGAGGATACTATTATGGCAAATACTACTTTTTCAGGTCCGGTTAGATCACTAGCTGGTTTCCAGAATGGAACAAAAA